TAAAGCTTGGCATCCTTCTCTTCTACCTGAAACCATTCAGCAACACGCACATAATCATTAGTCTGCCATGTCGGCGGCGTATCGCCCTTGCTTTCAAACTCAGTCGAGCCAGCCAAAGCCTTCGGATAGTCTTTCTTAAACACTTCCCTCTCAACATCCGACACAATAAAACAATACTTAGCATCGCTATAGTCAGGCTCTTGGCAATCAGGGTCGTAATATACCGTAAACGCGTTCTTAATGCGCTTAACCTTAACTTCCTGATCAAAGCTTTCCTCATCCACATAGTCGGTCACAATGCGGAAATAACCCCATCCCTTGCCTACAGCACTCTCACCCGCGCAGTCATAAGCCACATCAGCATTGCTGGCTACTTGGATATGACGCACAAGGCCCTCAAAGATCTTTGCAGTATCAACATCAGAATCGCCAACAGGATCAATCCGCAGCGAAGGACGGTTCATACGCATGTCATTTGTAACCTGACGCGTAAACTGGCCCATGCGGTTAAATGTTAGGCAAGGTCGAGTATCCGTAGCACGGCTAACTCTAACGTTATCAGGCCATTGGTCGCCAGCACGGAATTTGTCAGCTTCTAAGCCTATCCGCCGCGTATCACTCTCCGCGTCAGACGCACGCTTCCAAAGCTTAACACCAAGCTCTACGGTCTTGTTAGGTTTAGCCATTAGCCGCTGCAATCAGTTCTTCATCGCCTAGCTTCTCTCCGAGCGTAGCTATCTCATTGCGCTCAAGGATACCTTGAATGTCCGCCTCATTCAAAATGACTAATTCCTCGTCCAACAGCTTGCAGTTAGAAAACCACTTGGTACCAAGGACGACTACATGGCCCGGCTTTAGCGTTTTGCATTCAGGGCCAACAAACTTCACAACCCCAAGGTTAGGCTTATCATCTTTGCCGGTGCCAAGGATAATACCCGATTGAGTCTTTTCGGGTGCTTGGTATTGGCGGATAACTACGCGGTCTTTAATAGGAATCATTAGCTATTATCCTTTATAAACTTATCAATAACTCTATAGGGAATGCAAAATGTGTGTTTTTCGCCATTATTTGACTCTAATTCAATTAGTTGTCTATCGGTATCCACATCATATATACGTTTCATAGATATGATGGATTTAGCTTTAATCTCATCATGGGTTTCCCTCAATTTATACGCATCAGAATTAGGGAAGTTAGGCACCATATCTTGTGTTTTCATTTTGTCTCTTTCAAGTTAAGGTCTTTGTTCACAGCACCAAACAGCACGCCGTCCTGCGTCCAGTGATGGTAAGCCTGCACACCTTCAATCAAACCAATGTAAATCTTCTTATCGCCTATTGTCTTCTGCTTAGGCATAATAAGCACAGCGCGGCCATCCGAGGTTTTGTAGTGGTAGTTGGTTGGGATATCGATCATGCTTAGATCCTTTTGGGAATAAATGAATTACGCTCAAACGCAAATCGTGTGCCAATTGGAAAGATATGCGGGCAAAATCCTGCATCTTGACCATCTTGCTCACATGTCAGACGCTTAGTGTCAGAGCCTTGAACAACAATGTATGTCTTACCCTCAACGGAATCACAAAAAGCCTTACGCCCAATCTCATTCTTTTCTAACTGTTCACTTGAAACTCGTTTTAAAGCCATGATTTTATCTCCTTGTTTGTAAGTATTCACTAACTAATAGGTTTGGGCAAGCCAAATTTATCCCATCCAGCTACCAGTCATACCAACATTGATAGCCACTTTGCGTGGACGGCGCTCAAAATTCATGTCTTGCTCTAAGGCATAGCGGATTGCGTCGATGCAATTGTGAACAAGTATCCCGTTAGCAAAAAACTCAGGTTCACCTTCAACGGTTAAATCATAAAGCTTCGGCTCTTTTCCTAGCATTGTAACGGTTTGTACATGATCTGCTGCAAGTAAATGCTGAACGGTATTTGTTGTGCGTAAACCTGTTATCGCAAATGACACAAACTGATTCAATGTTATCAAACCCTTCAAATCTCCGAAAAGCACTCTTACAAGAGTTGCAACAAAACCGTTGCTGATAGGCTTTTGGTTTAAATAAGTTTGAGCATTTGGCACATTTTTGATCTGGCAAATCTGGCTTCCCAAAGTTTTTAGCGTGGTTTCTATGCCATTCTCTGCCTTCTTCTGACGCATGCCATGATTTTGTAAGATTTCTAATCCTATCCATGTGTTGGCGGCGTTCATTATCCCTTTCAGGCGTGATTCTAGACTCGTGGATGGAGGCATGCTCTTTTGGAGATACTTGCTGCAAATTGGATATGTGGTTATTTGTAGTGTCTCCGTCAATGTGGTGGATGTGCATTCCTTTTTTACGGCGGCCATAATGTTTTTCCCATACATAATGGTGCAAATATATCCAGCTACGTTTAAAATAGGCCGCATCAGATAGCCTAGAGGATTCAGGATACCTAACCCATGTGTATTCATCATAGATACAGGTTTCTCTTTGCATGTGATATTGCTTTCATTTAATGAAAGTATTCTATCACCATATCGCAAAGCGTCAACCCTAAAGAAGCCTTTATCAGTTAATACACTATGATTTCCGGTAGCAACAAATGATTTACCATTGGCAGATGTGACCTTATAAGTTGTTTGATTGCGTGCAGTAACACCCGCAAATTTAACTTTCTTATATCCGCTCCGCGTTAAAACATCGTCACCAGCCTTTATATCTTTTATGGGGATGTTTCCCTTACTAGTTTTAATCAATGTGCTTGGAACTAAACAGTGGTTAAAGCCATCAATCGGTTGAGCAATTCTATCGCCACTTGTATTAGTTTTCCATTGGTAGCTTTTAAATTCTGTAATAGCCCCAATACAGCTTGGGTGAATAACAATCCGGTCAAACCCCTGCATATACTTAATGCCGCTCTCTAAGCTCCCAGGGCCTTTTAAAACCGATTGGGCCTTAATCTCATAGCTCACATATTCCTGCACGCTCTTGGGTTCAGCACTATCGCAATACACAGTCTCATTGCGTACAATCGGCTTAATCAAAGCCGAGCTATCACGATTCAATAGGCCCCGCTGGTATATTTCTTCGCAAATGTACAGGGTGTTTTGTTCAACTGCTACACGCACAAAAGCAAACGGGTCGTTTGAGAAACCCCAGTCGACGCCGTTGCGGTACATAGCAAACTTGTATTTGTCAAATTCCTCGACTTCCCAATTGTCGAACACAAGCCCTTCGGCAATACCAAGCTCTCCCAAGCCATATACACGCCAGAAGTTGTTGGTGCCATCACCCCTCTTAGCTTCAATGCTGTCCACAATGGATTGCTCTAGGTATTCGTTGTCCTTGTAGTTGGATTTGATAAGAATAGCCTTAGCCGCTTCCGCAGGATTAGAGAGAATCTTATCATGCACCCAAAACTCATTCGTTGGGTTATAGTCGATAAAGATAACTTCCCGCGTCCGAATCATAAGCTGCTCGGCAATGTTGTAATGTTGGTGGTTGGCTTCGTTCAGAAACAGGATATCACGCCGTCCACCGTGCGCCTTTCCCAGTTTATCAATGCTGATAAAGTTCATCGTCCCATCAGAAGGCATTATAACGCGTTTGTCGGTTTGATTAAGCATAGAGTGGAAGTTAAGGCCAAAACCATCCATAACCGGCTGCATGTCGTTCAATACACCGGCCTTCAAGTGAGGAACGGTTAGACCGACAATATCAATCTGTTTTTGGTGTTTAATACCAATTTGGGTAAGGAGTTGCAGGACTGAGAAAGTCTTGCTTGCTGATGTCCCACCTTGATTGATGATATAGCGATACTTACCCGATATGTAGGCATCTGCGTTCTTGCGAAATACGTTGGTTAGCTTAAGCAATCGACTTCACCGCATTACTGACAATCTGCATAAAATCATAAAATGCCCACGCCAAAAGAAACATGGATATGGGAAGCCCAAAGAAAGCTAATGCGCTTTTAATCATCACAGCTTCTCCAATCGTTCCTTGTCCTCCTGGGTAGCAACAACAACGGTAACGCCTTTAATGTCTTTTCCGTTGGTAGTAAGATCTGTTTTGCTGCCATACTTACGCGGGTGCATTTGGGCTGACGCTTTCAACCGTGTATCAATTTGTAGCTTGCGCTTGTTGATAAGCTCGTTAGACAAACCAATAGGAACAAGCTGCGCCATCGCCCGCTCCTGCACCGTAAGTTGCAAGACTTCATCACGCTCATATAGCCGTCCATCCAATCCCATGAACTTAATTCCGTCAGGCATGTTGTCGGATAAATCTACGCATTCTTCCATATACTTATTGGTTCGATGTTGCACAGCCGCGCCATACTTCTCCGAAAAATAAGGGAATTTTGACAGCCAGAGATAGATTGTACTCTCAGTTGGCATCACGTCTGTATCAGCAATCTTCCTGACAGAATGTCCTTGAATAATGAGTTGGCATATATCATCAGCAAGCTCGTCAGTATATTCTGATGGCCTTCCCTTTCCACGCAACGCAAGTTTTTTGTTAGTCATACTAATTCCTATGGATGTGCTTCTATATGTTGATTTGATTTTAGCCTTCTTAACTTTTCTTTAGAATACATCCAATACGCAGGCTCACCGTATTCATCTATTATAATCGCTGGGGGGTATGGTCTTTCTCCGTTCACAAACCAATCGTAGGGATAGCGACAACTTATGCCATTACGTTCAAAGACCGTTTCATTATTAGGAATAAGGCTAAGCTTTTTAAGATAATCTAGGCCAGGACTAGCTGTAGGTTTGTTCTCGTAAACACGGTTAAGCTTCTCTGAAAAGGTAAGTGCAGAGTAAGGCTTAAGGTCAGATAAGGGAATTTTGCGTGATTGCCAGTTAATAGCCAATGTAAGTCCTTTCGCGCCACAGCATTGATGCCAGCACAGTTATAACCTAACAAACAAAAGCGCCCCAATCAAGGGCCTTACTCTGCAAGGTACTTATTTTTACGTTCATCAAAAAACGCTTTGGTCAATTCAAAGTCAGGCCAATCTTTCTTTACGACTTCGGCACATCGGTTGTCAAAGGAGGTGCTGGTATCCCTTACGTTTATCATAACCACTCTCAGGGTTCCATAAACGGCAACGGTGACATTTAGAGCATTCGGGATGGTCAACGTATTCAGAATTGTTTAGAGCGTCACGGATAGCGTTTTTTTGTTTTTTATCGAAAGGCTGCACTTATTTCTTCTTCCCCTTGGTTGTGCACAAAGCTTTAGCAATAGCGGCAACGTGTTTCTTGCCCTCTTTCTTTTCCTGCTTCATGGCAGCTTTAGGGGTTGTTGCGGGCTTTTCCATAGGGCGTGTGGGTTTGCGCTTCATATTACTCAGCTTTCAACTGTTCTAACTTATCCATCGCCTGTTCTACAACAGACATCGGAACCCACTTAATGTTCTCATGGGTATCTTGTGCTTTAAGGAAGCTAGATTTGTCAAAGGCGCGAAACAAACAAAATTGTAAACAATCGTCTTTAGTTTTTGCATATTCAATAGGCTTAGAGCTTGGATACATATTACTTGCTCCCACGCGGACGACCACGACGACTTTGCTTTTGCGGCCTTACGTCAACTTTTTCTTCAGACTCAGTGTCTTTATCTTGAGGTACCTGCTTAGATTCCTTTGGATTTGCTTCTGCCTTTTCAATAAGCCCATTGCGCTCTAGACGGTCAATCAATTCATCATAGGTGCCATAAGTTGGTAGGCCAACATGTTCAAGCTTAATAAGAGCCTCTGCTTCGGTGAGTTTCATATTGTGTTCCTTATACTGTCTTTATCGTTACTTAGTATAGAATGCCGTACCTTTAGCGTGCTGGCAACAAAAAAACCCCTGCCTAATTGGGGTAAACTCCATCTATAACGTCAACTAGCAGCGATTTGTAATAGTCTCGGATATGGTCAGCTTCCTTATAGTCCTTTTCCTGCCGCGCTCGCAGCCGCTTTTCTATCAAGCTCTCCTTCATACAATGGCACGCCGCGTAGCGCGGGTTTCGCACAACATACCTCGACCATATCTTTCCGTCCGATGAGTAGTATCCTAGATAGGAATTGTAATCTAGCACATCGACCGGATTTTGGCCTGTACTCTTGTATTCTTCAACATATTGATGATACGTCTTAAACTTCTTCCAATACGCTTCTTTTGGGTTGGCCG